AGAAGCTGTCTGCATCCGGCACCAGCAAACCGATCAATTCTTGCTTGTCTTCTGATAACGCCAAAAACCGCTTCAGTCGTTGGGCGATGGCCTGCATATGTGTCCAATGATCTTGGACACCTTCCAACTGATAGACGGCGATCTTCTTTGGTGATGCGTAGGCAAATCGGCAGATGTTATTTGTATTGACAATGTACCCACAGCCCTGGCGCGCATGGGCGCTAGAAATCTGGCCAGGCACGCGCTCGGTCGTTTTCAGGTCCAGCACCAAGCCGTGTTCCTGCCAATAGAAATCCAGATAGCCAACCAAGTCTGGCAGCCCTTCGCCCAGCGGCTTGCTGATCCGGTGCTGGTGCTGCCCTTCTTCTGGCGGTGTCGGGCGGCCATATTGGCGGAGTTCCGCCAGCGCAACTGGTACAGTGTCTTGTACCACTTTACGCTGCGCTTCCCGGCGCGGATCACCGGATAAGGCAGTGAGCCGGTCATACTCGGCCAGGGCGACTGCAACGCAATCATCCACCGGCTTCTCAGGCTCGAACAGCCCGGCTGACACGCCGGCCTCGATAGCGGAGCCGCGATGGGCGGAGGCACCAACCGGCAGGCGGCGTTTGAGCAGATAGGACATCGCCCAGGCAGCGGGCTGCGCTGCGTAGGTGTTGAGGCTGCTGGCGGATAGGTGGCCAATCCCATGGGTGGCGAAGGGATCAGTCATTGGCTTTGTATTCTCCCACACTCAAGATATAGCCCGGCTTCGCGCCATAGGCTTTGCACAAATCCAGCTTCACAATCTGGCTATCATCGGTCCAGAGAACGCCGTTGGCGGCGTCCAGCACCAGTTTACAGATATTGTCCAAATCGGGCTTCCCGGTTGGCGAGATTAGCCCGGCCAGGGCGTTGGCCTGTTTTGCCTTCGACCACGATTCCGGGATAGGCATGATGGCGAAAATCGAAACGTCCAATGGACCGATTTTCGGGGTCACGCTTAGGGTTAAAAAATAGTCGATTATTTTCCCCTCTGCCTCCCGCGTCTTGGCTGGCGTATAAGCCCGGCCCCGCCGCGTGATGCGCGGGCGGCCCTTGGCCACTGGCACGAAAGGTATGGCGATAGTCAATTTCAAGGGAATCCCCCGCAAAGCGAACGAAGGGAGAAGAAAGCCCGGCGGGGGAATGATGCCAGCACGGCACCAATTGACCGGCAGCCTGTCGCTGGCTCGCTAGTAAAGCGCCAGGCTGCCGGGCGCGCGGCGTGTGGGAGGCTAATCACCGCGCGCAGCCCTGTTAGGCAGATGTCCGTTTAGAAATCCCGTGCAGACATGTGCCCAGATCTGTCCGTAATTATAATCATCGCTTTGGCACATTTCCATAATGGCCGCGACTTGTGTGAGTGGTGGTGCGGTACCAGCGTTCCGATACGTTAGCCATATTAACCACCGGCCAGCGGTGGGGACGGATACGCCGCAGCGTTCCGCCAGGTCTTTCAGGGTAAAGCCGTTGCTGCGTAGCAGGCGGCGATAAGGGATATGGTCCAACATACTGACTACATGACATGCCAAAAAAATCGTGTCAAGCGTATTTTTTCACTTGACGGCTTATTTAATCCATGAATATCGTTCGACAGGCAATCAAGCCTGGAGGGGAACTATCATGGATTACTTGAAAAATCGCAGCGCGTCGTGGTGGATGCTGCGCGTTTTAGAAGGCATCGGCTTCGCGGCCTGCCTGCTGCTGATTATCGTGCTGATCACGTTGATTGGGTGACGCGATGCAGCGTCCACAGAAAACCACTTTGGAAGAACTGCGCGCCAGATTGGCGTTGGCGGAAGACGAGGTGATCCGCATTCAGTATGCGGATGATTTCTGCTTCAGCAACGGGTCGTATGATCGCGCAGTCAGGATACGGGATGAGTTCAAATACGCGGTGGAAGAAGCGGAGCAAGATGCCCGGCTTCTGGCTGCCGGAATTGCAACTGCAAGCGGGGAGCCAGGGGTATGAATAAGATCGAAATCTTGAAGATGGCTTTTGAAAAGGCAGAGAACGCCCAGGAAGCTATGAGTGTGGCGCGGCAGATGGCGGCGTTCCTTAATGAAGGCGAGCCAATCAAAACCGCCAAATTGATTTTGGAACCGTTGCCACGCGAGGAACGGATAAAACGCCGTGTCTGGACCGAGAACGATATTGAAACGCTGATTAAATTCGTGCGGCAAGGTAAAAGTCTTCCAGAAATCGCGATATTGATGAAGCGCAGCCATAAATCAGTTCACATGGCGATTTATAAGCTAAGTTCTGGTCGCCCGATCGGAAAGCCAAAAGCCGCATGACCCGCGCCGTAAAGGTCAACATCCTAAAGACAGATAACAACCCAAAGCGGGCTGATCTGTTTGTGGAGATAGACGACATATCATCGCCAGTGTGGAAGCCCATCGCCGCCTTCGCCAGCTTGAAGGCGGCGGCACGGTGGCTGGAGGATGAAGGGTTTAAGTACGTTCATGGCAGTAATGGAATCTGGATCAATGACACCGCAGCAAAGAGAAAGAATGGTGCGCCTGACGCGGGTGTTCCATCTAGCAAAGGAAGCCCTGGAAGCCAGGGCGGTGAGAGTGAACAACAACAGGCCTGTGGAGTTCGACGCATTGCGGGAAAACTGGGACGTTTGGGTGCGACTCTCCGTCCCGGAAACCGCCATGTGGCGGGCGATACGGGAAGTGGAGAACCAAATCAGGGAAACGTGGGGAGATGAATAATCAGCCTGATTTATTTGAATATCAGACCGAACAAGAAGCCCGCCTGCCACCAGTTCGCCATGGGCCAGGCCGTGCGGTGAATCCAGAGGTGCGGCGGCAGAGGGACGAATGGATTGCCGCTGCCCTGCAACGCGGCGAAACCTTGGCGCAGATCGCCAAGGTCGCCGGCGTCTCAACAGACACGGTGAAACGGTGGAGAGATAAAACCCATTTCTCCAACAAGTTTGAAAACCGATTTGATAAGGAACGAAAGTGCCTGTCCTGCCAAACCATGTTTTGGTCTGAGGGGCCACACAATCGCATGTGCGTAAACTGCCGGTTTAACCGGAGTTCAAATCCCTACGAGCCTGGGGCGCATGGCAACTCTGGTAAGCAGCGCAGCAGGCTATAAAAAAAAGACCCGGCACGGGGCCGGGTCAGTTTGGAAAGGAGGGAGAAAACGTCACATGCTGCCTGTCGCCAGGCGTTGCTGTTATATCATTTCTTTTTGGATTTGCCAGCCTCTGCCATGCCAATGGCCTTGGCCTGCTTTTCGGATTTAACCACAGGCCCTTTCTTGGACCCGCTGCGCAGTTTACCGGCTTTGTATTCGCCCATGACTTTGCCCATTTTACCGTACATCGTCTTGCATTTCCTTTGCTTTGGCTTCGACTTCATTTACGCGGCGAAGCCATCCGCGCCCGAAAACAGGGAAGGTCTTCAGCGATTTATAAAATCGCCGCCGTTCCTCTGAATACTGGCGGATTAGAGATAGTGTGTCCTGTTCCGCAACCGCCGCCAGAGTTTTTTTACCAATGCTTTTGTCGATTTGACTGCCGACAATTTCCTGAAGCATCCTGCCAGCGCGACTAACGCCTGCATTAACGGCCATATCAAACACAGATAAATCAAGGCCATCAGGTAACCCATCGCCAGCAACGCGGTCCCAGTAATGGCGACGATAAATTGTTTCAACGTGTTCATCTGGTATGTTCCTCAATTCATCTTTGGTTGCCGGTCTTCCTAGGAAATTACTGTAGGTGGTGAGCGTTATGCCTTTCATAGTGGCGCCGCCCGGATCGTCCTTATGGTCAGACCATCCACCTTCATGGTGAAGCACCACTTCCAGGCAAGCAGAGAAATTACCCTTCATCGGCGCCGCATTGCCTCCACCACGGCGGGGGCTATCTTCTCTGCCGAACGCCCAATGACGTAGCCACCAAGACCGATTTCCACGATAGACCACAACTTTAGCGCCTCTGCTTCCGAAATACCTGGCGCGCTATAGCCCATCCACCGGGCCACAATCATCCCGGTAAGCGTCAACATTACAATTGGACGCCATGTGGCGGTAAGCCAATGTTCAGACTGGGCTTCAGTTTTCACCACATCAGCGGCGGCCTGTTCAATCTGGGCACTGCGCTGCATCAGCATCATTTGCGCTTCGGCTTCGGCTTTAGCCTGCCCTTCTGAATCTGGGATAACCTTTTTGATAATGTCTCCCAGGATGGGGGCCAAAACAGGCAGTAGGGCGGCAATCATTCGTCTTCCACCTCCTCAGATTTAATCCACATTTCCGAATAAGCCTGATCCGAAAGACCCCGCAGTACCGCATGGGAGTAGGGAACAGCCCCGTATTTATACCCGGCTGGCGTTTCCCAAACCACCATGATCGCCACCGCGCCATCTGCCAGGGCGGTGGAGATCATCTGCTGGGCGGCCTCGGCAAAACCAACCTCATGGTGTTCGCCAGGCTCGTCCGAATCGACAACCTTTATACGGCGCATTTCTACCCCCGTCCGGCTTTCTTCCGTACACGGCCACAGATTAGCTGCCCCCGGAACCAAGCGGCCCCGTCTGAAACCTCGCAGATTTCAGGCGGCATCATGACGCCATCCTTCCAAGATAGCACGACAAAGCCTTGGTTCTGGTGGCCAGGGATGCCCATGCGGTAGTTGAACTGCGGCCATGTTGGATCGCCTAGCATCCCACACTGAACGCCCCAGATACGCTTAGACCAGTGATTAAGGGGCCGCACATCCAGGGCATGGGTGTCACCACTGATAATGGTGCGCCCAGACTTCATGGCGTTGTTATACCCAGCATGGATGCCACTGTGGTAACGGTGAACCATGGACACATCGCCAACGTCTAGCCGGTAACACATGGGCCAGTCCGGGAACTGGTCTTGCAGGGTAAAAGCGCCCATGCCCTCAAAGGCAGCGGCGTTGGCGCTTAGAAACTTATCATAGCGATCATCGTGGTTGCCCCGCACCCAATAACACTCAGGATCACCAGCGGCTTCACGGATGTCCCGTAAATGGGTTTGGGCGGCGGCCAATTCTTCCTTAACTGTGGGTTTCTTTACATTAGACCACATCAACGGCGGATGGCGAGAAATGGAACCCATGTCCACCGCATCACCAAGGCAGAATAAAAAACCCGGCTTAATATGCCGGGCTACATGCAACAGGGCTTCATGGGATACGGAACGGGCTTGCGTTAATGATCGCCAGTGGCAATCAGAGAAGCAGATGGCGGTGCCATCCTGTATCGGCTCCAACTCCAGTATCAATTCTGAGTTGTGGCCTTTGTTTTCTGAATATGGGATCGCCAAAGGTTCCCGGCCAACACTGCGCGGTGTGAACCGCACATCTGGCATATTCAATAATTGAAGCGCCCGGTTATAGCGGCGCCGGAAGGTTTGATACGGGATGCCAAGCGCAATAGCGGCTTTGAAGATAGACCCATGAAGCGCGACGGCTTCATGGGCTTCTAGGAATACCTTTTTGTTGTGTGGTGTCATTTATTGGAGCAATCCCCGCAGGCGTTCCCGTGTTTGCTCATTCAGCATACGCTGCATGGCGGCTTGCCCAAGTTCTTCGGCTTGTGGTTGCGCCTGGATTGCACCAATTGCTGCACCACGCCCTGGAGTGGTGCCAAGTAAGCCTTGGGAGATGTTGCTGGCGGTTGGGCCAGCGACGCCCATGCGAGTAGTCCAAGGCGCGCCGTAATATAGTGATTGGGCAACACGCGGGATCATTTGAGAAGCCGCTAATGCACCAGCGCCAGTTAATGCCGATTCAACGCTACCACCCATGCCAGCGCCCAAAGCACCGCCAGCCGCGCCACCTTGCAACAAATTCATCATCTGAGTTCGCGCAGCGGTTTGGCTGTTTGATAAGGGAGAAGTTAACAAAGCGCCAGCACGGGCAAGTGGCGCAAGATCGGGGCGTTCCGCAGCCATGGCGCGGGCGCCCTGAGACTGAAGCAATGCACCACGCAAAGAACTTGGTGCAATGTTATCACCAGCAACGGCGCGCATTGGGCCAGTACCCATCGCCTGTTCAATAGTCATCAAATTTGCGTACTGAAGCCTTGCTTCATTCAACTTAGTCAAATCTTCTGGATTTTTGACGCCAGCAGATAATGCTTCGCGCAAAGCCGCACGGATTCCCCCAAGGTGATATTTAAGATCGCCATTTTCTGCACGGCTAATCTGCCTACCAATCGCACTATCTAATTCACGCCAAGCAGAGCCAGGCATAATGCCATTTTCTGACTTATTCAGAATTTCACTAATTCTATTCCGGACAATCTTGGCTACATCTTCTGTAGCATTTGCGCGTGCATTTGTTTCCAAATCCATCAAGCGAGCAAAACCACCAGCATTAAAATCTGCCTGATTGCGGCCAGCAATATCGCCAATGGCTTGGCCTAATTTACGTTCTTGATTTAGAAGAACATCAGCCGCAGCTTTATTTTGATCCTGAACACCAGCACGCCTCAAAACAGCACGATTGAATGCGTTCTGTATTTCTTCGTTTATCTGTTGTTCCCTACTGGTGGTGCTTGGAATATCACGGAATGCTTGTTCAGTACGCATTCTCAATTGGCTACCAGTGATGTCAGATGGACGAATAGGAACGCCTTCTGCCATCAATGTTTCTACACGGCCAGCTATGCCAGGATTAGGGTTAATGTCAGCCGCAGTAATCGGTGCAAACGCTGTCCTAGCAACCCCACGCTGCAAAGCGCCATAACCAACACCACCCGCGATCTCGCCAGCAAGGCGCGCACCAGTCTGGGCTAATTCACCACCACCAAGGCCAGCCATCCCGCGTGCTGCGGCTTCGCCAGCGGCGCCACCAGCAGCGCCAGTGGCCATGCCGCTAATCAAGGCGCCAGGACCAGCGGGAAGCATTGCGATACCACTACCAGCACCACGCGCTGCGGATGTGATGTATGGTTCCGCCGCAGTACGCGGCGGCGGCATCTGTTCTGGATTTACGCCAGTGACTAGCTGAATGGCGGCGGGCGCTACTTCCCGAACACGGCGGCTAACAAGGCCACCAGTAAAATCAGGAATGCTTTGCGTGACACCCTGCAAAAACGCTGCCCCGGCCCTGGCGAGCAAAGATGATTCACTCGCCCGCATTGCATCAGCGGCGCGCTGCATGGCGACATCTTGCGGAGTACCAGCCGGAATTGGCCCCATGTAAGAGCCATCCGGCATTTGGATGTAATATGGTTCAGCCATTTACAGTACTCCAATCAGCGAGAACGGGGCGGCTGGAAGGGAATAATAGTAGAGCCAGGCGGTGGCGCAGATGGGCCACCGGGTTGGGTTCTGACTACGGAACTAGCGGCCAATTCACGGGCGCGGCGTAGTTCTTCCTGCCAATCCATCGGGCGATAAATTGCCCGAACTTCTTCCGGAATATTGGCGCGACCTTGAAGTGGTCCAACAATGTCATTGTATTCTTTGACGGCCCGTTCTGCCAAATCAGCATTCAAGCGAGCAATACGGCGAATTGTTTGCTCATTGAATGTAATGTTGCCAGCAGACGCTTCACGCAAGAAAATAATATCGCGATCAGAAGTTGGCCCTTTGAGTAGTTGAGAAGCAGACAACGCCTGACCAGCCAATTCAGCGCCAAGCATCTGTGTGTTAGCAGCAGCATCAGGTGGAATAATGCCAGCCGTAGTAAGCGCATTCGCAAGTGAACTAAAGAAATTAGCGCCAGTACCAGTAATTGCGCCACTATTCAGCAACTGGTTCACTCGTTCAGCACGAAGTGCCAATGTAGGGGCAATCCTTGCGGCTTGGCGGGCTTCCGTCAAATCCTTGACGGCTTGCTGCCCAAGTTCGCCAGTAAATGTACGTTCCGTATTCACATTTACATTTGTTCCGCTACCTCGCAACCGCTGACCAAGCATTTCCAGTTCTTGATTCTGAATCGCCGTGCGATTGGCTTCAGGAATATCAGACAGTTCCCGCCAACGAGCATAGAACCGCTCATTTTCACCCGGACGCTGCGGTGCTGTCACCAATGGGCGCAAAGTAATCGGATCATAAGCTGTGCCATCAATCACTAATGGCGCCGGCGCTTGGCGCATCATCGCCTGAATGATTGTTTGATTTGCCGGGCCTGGCCGCAACAAGTTAGTAATCATGTCAAATTCTTGCATACTAATTGGGGGGCGCCGTTGAGAAGGCATACCACCAGCCACAGAAGCTTGCGCTACTACAGGCTGACCCCCTTGCTGTGGCGCAGCAGCATATGCGCGCATAAAGGATTCACGCACATCACCAACAGTACGGCCTTCCAATTGCTGTCTATTAGCGGCCATAGCACGGGGACCAACTATATCTGCAATCGGCGTTTCTGGCGCAGCCTGAAGAATACGCGCAGCAACAGGGCCATCAAACTGATGCGCTAAACCAAGCGTTGCGTCAGTCACAGGAAGGCCAGCATTCTGCAAAACTGCTGCGTTTCGCCGGGCATACCACTGTGTCGCAAGACCGCTAATTTCTGGCGATGTGCGTTCACGCAAGATTTGTTCGCGACTCATATTCGGGAATAGGTTTGGATTTGCCGCAGCAAAATCCAAGAATGTCTCTTCAGTAAACTGGTTTGGGCCAAGCGCAGAAGATGTGGTGCTACGCGCATCAGGACGTCCCCCACTTTCAAGACGCGTATTGATAGCCAAACCAGCAGGGCTAAAGCCCATTTGGCCAGCTTGCCCAACCTGCCCAGCGATTTGAGCCTGCGACGCAGTGAGAGTAGGCGCAGCGCCAGCCTGCCCCCCAAACAATTGCTGGCGCAATTGTTGGTTTGCTTGCCTATACCGTTCTTGTTGTCCTTGTTCGCCAATCATTTGAACAATTGGAGCCACACTAGCAAAACCTTGGGCCGGACGCCCTCCCAATGAAGCAAAAGCATCCTGAAGCGCAGCCAAACCAAGAATGGTGCGCTGTTCAGGAAGAAGCGTATTAAATCCCCCTTGTGAACTTTGACGCGGCACAGGTGGCCCAACATCAAAAGGCTGTTGCGGGATCGGTTCGCCGCCTGGGTAATATTCAGAGGGAATACCTTGCCCCCCACCAAACAGCCGCTCAAGAAATCCAACCATCGTCAAACCCCCAACAAAGAAGGAACCTGCAACGCCGTGCGGCGCGGGATATTGATCGCCATGGGGCGCATAGGCGGCATGGTGACAGGCGGAAGTTGCTGCAACGGCGCAAACTGCATTTGCGGTTCTTGCTGGGCAGCCGCCGGGCGAGTTGGAGTGCGGCCAGCAGAAGTATCAAACGCATTCATAAGCGCGTTAGCGGCGGTGCCTTGGCGACCGCCAAACTGCATGGCAGCGTCAGCCAAGTAGCCAAGACCAAGTTGCCGGCGCTGTTCTGGTGTAAACCGGGCGAATGGATCAGGACGCGGGGCTTGTGGCGGATTGGTAGCAGCACCAGCCGCCGCGCCTTCAGCATAATATTCAGGACCAGCCGGCGGCATTTGCGGGTTTCCACCAAACCCAAGCAACCCGCCAAGCCTACTAAAGAAGTCTCCAAATTGCCCAAACATTGGCTATACTCCTACGGGATCAACCGATAGCCGGTGTAGGCTGACAATCCGGCCCCACCCAACCGGCTAATCACATCCATCGGCCCCAGCGTCTGGCGCTGTGTTTGCGTCTGCGTAATAGGATTCGGGAAGAACCCAAGCGCCTGCTGCAAGATTTGCAACTGGCGTTCTGGATAACCAAACTCTTCAGCGCGCCGCGCCTCTTCATTGGCCCGAATGGCATCTTGGGCGTTAAAGGACGCTTGTTGCGCGCCAATTACACCTTGCGTCCCCGCTAATGCCAAATTGCCCAGTTGCTGGCCTTGCGCCAATGCCGCGCCAGAAGTTGCCTGCGCCATGGCGGCGCGTTGTGCCGCTTCCTGCAATCCAGCTTGTGCTTGTGCCTTTTGGAAATCGCCAAGCAAACTAGCGCGCGCCAATTCAGACTGAGCGCCAGCCACACCAAGTTGGCCAATGCCCGTGCCACGCGCCAATTCAGATTGCGCGGCACCAAGTCCAAGTTGCCCAATCTGCCCAGCACCAGAAAACAAACCAGCTTGCTGAGCTTGCGTTAAAGCACCGAGTTGCTGGGCCGCAGCCAACCGTTGCTGGGCGCCCTGCAAACCATATCCAACATCTTGCGCCGCCATACGCCCCGCAGTTTCAAACCCACCGGCGCGCAATTGAGCCGCTGTCCGTGCTGCTTGCTCCAAGGCGGCTCGGTTAGTCTCCGCTTCAGCCACCGCTTGGCGGGAACCACCATACGCTTTGGCTCTGGTAGCCTGCGCCGCTCCCTGCTGGACCGCCAATTGCCGGGAACGCTCAATATCCCCAAGCGCAGTTTGGACAACCTGAGATTCATACGGATTGGTGTAAGCCCCCATCCCACCCGCAATGGTGCCAGGCTGGTATCCAGCACCTTGGCGGGCATACATTTGGGCTTCAGCGTATTGTTGCGGGTTAATGCCAGCCCGCGTTAACTGCTGCGCCTCTGTGGTGGATGGAACCGCAGAAGTGCCGCGTATGATACCCTGCCCCTCTGTAACAGCAGGCATAGCACTGGCGCCCTGGGCAATAGCCTGGGCATCCCCAAACATCGGACGATAAAAAGCAGCATTAGCAGCGCTAAAATCAGGCATCGCCGTTCGTGTAACGCCACGGGCTTCAGTCAAATATCCCGGCAAAAGATCGCCAGCTTGCCAAATGTTGGAAATAGCTTGCCGCTGCCCTGGCGCAATTTCGCTAATAATTGGCTGGTATTCTCGACCAGCCACCGTTTTCGCCATATCATAAACTTCAAGGGCGCGTTCCTTGAACTCAGGATCAACGCTTTGAACAGACGTTGTGCTAGTCTTGCCGCCGCCCTTACTCATGGCGAAATCTCCTTAGACACTGTGGTCATTATACCTGTGAAACCATAGCTTTTCAAAGCACGAACCCATCCAGCACGCCCACATCCTGTCAATTTAGTGCATCCATAATGACGCCCAAAAGCATCCAATGATGGAATCATATCCAAAATCTGATCCAATACGCCACCAACAAGCCAGGCATGAAGAATGGAGAATTTGGGATAGGTTATTATCTCGGTAACAATGGCGCCTCTGGGGGCTGGCCAAAACTGGTATGCGCCGGTAGTAATGCCTTGTTTTACGTCAGAAAGATCATGGGTATTACCAGCGTAATCCAAGGCATCCTGCAACCACTTAGAACACCGCTCAAATTCTGCATCCAACTGGTTCATAATGACGTAGCGGATACCACGCCAGAATTATCAACTTCTATGCTCCACCGCGCCCCATCTGGTGACTTTAAGATCAATCGGCCTGGCGAAATCTCTACATCCCGATTCCGCTTATGATTTTGGTCGTTTGCCTGCTGAACCATGGCCCGCATAGTCTGGTCATCTTGTTGTGAATAAACAGGCGGAGCCGGGGGCAATCTCATCTCATACCCCCAGCAACACCTTCAAGTCGGAAGTTGCCTACCCGCCAATCCGCCAACTGCGCGCCAGTAACTTTGAAGCTAACCTGGCGCCCACTGAACCGAACGGAAGTATACTGAGAACTAATTGTATATGGCCCGAAAGTGCTTTCGGTTCCTTCGGGCGCAAACCTTGTTTTGAATGAAACAGAAACCTGCCCTTGCGTTTTTTCATCCGGCAACAACTGGCGCGCAACAATTATTCTATCGCCATTCCCTAATTCAAGCGGGCCTGTTTCGGCGTATGGCGTAGCGCCATCGTAATTATAACCAACTTCATGGTCATAAACGTAGCCAGAAGCATCAAACATCACTGGATAGTCAAATACGCCAGCGCCAACACCGGTTGTTCTAGCGAGCGTCCCAACAGTCCATGTGTTTTCTTTATAGTTCCAAGTTACATACCTGTCGCATTCTGAAGATGCGCTAGAAGGATAAAACCAAGTAACCTCAAAAAACTCTACATTCAGAATGGAGTTTACCTTTGCCTGCTGACCATAGTTAAAGTCAGAAAACACATAATCTGAAACATCACACGAAAGAGCCTTAACAGACCCATCAAACAAAAAGAATGATCCTTCAGACATCCAGGCAGCGCCAATATCCAAACTAACAGATGCCTGCGCGCTAATAACACCACACCCATAACCAACCCGCTCAAACCCATAGACATATGGCGGCCCTTGGTATGATGCCATATGAGCATCTACAGTTGTCAGCAACAACGTACCGTATCTGGTGCGTTCGCCGCACAACAACTTACCTGAAGTGGCTAGTTCAAAATCACCCGCCTGGTTTGTGGCTGCTGGCGACCAAGTGGTGTTATCCTCTTGGTCAGACCACTGAACTTTGCGAGGGTTTCCGCCAGCGCCAAGCGCAAACAGAAACCGTTCAGCCGTTACAATAATAGATGAATTGCCAGTAGGCGCATTTGTTATAAGCGCAGCCCTATTGGCTGAATTTAACTGCCACTCATAAATCTTGCCTTCATCACTACGGCAAGCAACCAAATACTCCCCCCAGTTATCTAGCGCCCAAGTTGAAGCAGCGATAACACCAGTGGCGGATGTCTGGGGCCTTGGTGTGCCATACGTCCCAAAACCATAAACCCAAGTGCCATAACCAACCTGGGCTGTGCTATCGACATACCCAATGGTGATTTCATAGGCAAAATCAGCAGAACCACCATTTGAAACTGTGGCCGTGGCGTTTGAAGAATGGGTAACAGAATAAGAATTATTATTTATTTTTGTGGCGGTATATTCGCCAGAAAGCGTAATCCCGCTGGCGCCAATGGCTGTGCCATTAGTAAATTTTACTGTGTCGCCAGTATTTACGCCATGCGCTGTATCAGCAACCGTAACAACAGCAGAGCCATTGGTTGTGCTGAAGGCATTAGAAAGGCTTCCGGTTTCACGAAATGGTGTAATATTTATCGGAGCAACTGAAGCCTCAATTGCATATAACTTTTTGGCACCGCCAGCACTTAGCCAAGCCTTTGCATTATTAGCCCGCCAAGTATGGCTTCCCCGCATAACACCATTAACTTGAATATTGGCGTATGATCCACCACCAGTTGGGTATTGGCGTTTATTCCAACCCTTGATTGGCCTTAGTGTGCCTTCATACCACCGCACAAGATTAGCGTCATACCACCTACCGGCAGACTGGTACTGAGTGCCATTTTTATACAAACCAGGCGGAAGTTTAAGGGGCATGTACATATATTACCCCCTAACACGCTTAAAAAATGCCTGCACGGTTTTGGTTTCATAAATCCTAATGGCCGTCCAAATTATCGTAAAAATGGCAGCTATAGATGGCAAAACCTGCATAAGGGTACCAACAACAGTTGTTAGTGAAAGAATATCACCAACTGTTTTGGCACTATTTGAGTAAGGTTCAGCCATGGCACAAAACCCTTAAAAGCTAGTTAGTGATCTCTACCCAATTACCAGAATTTTCGTCCCAACGGTAGAATTTACCATCATTCGGATAAGGAATAGGGGCTTCCCAGCGGCAGGTTTCCTCATTCAAAACCCATGAAGGAAACGGCTGCGGTGGGATAAAAGCATCTCTACCAGCATCGTAACTAAAGCCAATCCCGGCATAATTTTTACGGATGCTGGCGTTATAGCTGGTTTGAACCCAATTAGTGCCTGGGAACAAAGTCTGACAGAAGGCAATTCCCTTTGCCTCAGATTCAACGCCATTATCCAGCAGTTCGTTATTGTGGATAACAATAACCTGTAGGACGATATTGTTTTCATCTAATTGCGCGAAATGTGCCATTTTTGCCTCAGAATGTGATCGAACCGGAGCCGGTCCACTTATAAACCCGATACCCCCCAGACACCGTTATATCAGGGGAACCAGTTGTTGTTCTGGCGGCTGGATAGGTGTCAGCATAACGGATAACGACGATACCAGAGCCGCCAGCGCCACTTACGTTACCCCCGCCCCCGCCCCCGCCACCCGTATTAGCAGTTCCAGATGTATTTTTTGAACCACCACCGCCTGTGCCGCCAGTTCCCCCGGTATTGCCGCTCCCACCACCACCGCCAGCATAATAAGTAGAAACACCAGTTATTGAACTGGTGGCGCCAACACCCCCATTACCAGCTACGCTTCCACTTGCATTACCCCCAACTGCACCAGCGCCCCCCCCACCACCACCACTATGCTGTCCAGATGCTGGGTTATCAAAACCTGTACCGCCATTATTACCCTGACCAGCAGTTCCAGAACCGGCAGCGCCTCCGCCATTATTACCTAAACCACCACCACCAGACCCGCCATTTGCGCCGTCTTTTTGGGCAACATTTCTATTAAGATACCCCCCAAAACCACCGCCTGTGGATGTTACAACTGAAGATATTAGTGAATTAGACCCGTTTGTGGGCGCAATCGCATCATCAGCGTTACCAGCCGAACCACCAGCGCCAACAGTTACAGTATAGGCATTATTGTAAACAACAGAACTAAAAGTTCCGCTTCTCATACCACCCGCACCACCACCACCACCATCCCCGGCTGGCGTACCACCCGCACCACCACCCGCAACAATCAAATATTCAAAACTTGGCGTGACAATATTACCCGTAAACAACCCAAAAGCACGGGCTGTCATGGCGCCATGTGTGATCGCTGTGGGCATATCTTACCTCAAGCAAACCGGCTTTGGCTGGCAAGAACGGTGAATGTGGCGTTTGCCGTCTTGATTACCGTGTATGTATAAACATCAATACTGGAGGCATTACCTGTGGCTGGCGCAACGCCCCCTTGCCATTTTGCAGTAACGGTAGAACCGTCAACCTGAATGACATTATTATAATAGCCAGTAGAACCAATGGTGGCCAAAAATGCCACTGTAACAGCCTGGCCAATGGACAAAGCATTGTTGAGCGTTGTTCCGCTCGATGCCCTGATATTTATGGTGAAATTACCAGAAGCGTTTGTGGTGTAATACAAAACAGATTGAGTGGTGACATCATAGTTAATGGTGCCAGTCGCTGCCGTCGCGGAAACCGTGGTGGTTTCAGCCGCGTTAGCTAACACACTTGCAAGCGTGCTGCTGCTGCCATTGAAAGTCTGTGTGGCCGTAAAAGTAGTGGTAGAACCCGGCGCAACATAATCAGTTCCAGCCGTCGCATTGGCCAATGCTCCACCAGAATTAGCCTTTAGGATAGCAGTACCAGACGGGGGTGCCAGGTAATCCGTGCCAGCAGTCGCGGCAGCAAAAGCACTCGTACCAGCACCTTTAATGATACCAGTAATAGTCTTAACGCCAGTACCACCATTGGCTACAGTCAAGGCACCAGATGCCGCAAACAACGCATCAATTGAGTCTAAATCGCTATTGATCTTGGTTCCCCAAGTATCAGCAGAAGCGCCAACTTCCGGCTTTGTAAGCCCGAGATTGGTGGTTGTTGAGTCAGCCATTTATTGCACCCTCACGGCTATACCGGCGTCCATGTTGTAACAGAATCAGATATTTGATTCCATGTTTTGGTACCATCTGGAATTTGCGTCCATTTTAAACTTGGCCCAAAAGTAAAATCAGATACCGCGTTAAAGGCTATTGGGTTAATGAATATGCGGTTTGTGTTTATAGTAAAATCAGAAATACCATCAATAACAATTGATGATTCTTTTATTTTTTGTATATTTACGGCAAAGTTAGAAACACCATCAATAACTAAACTAGTAGATGTTATTTTATTTGTTTGTATAGAAATTTCAGAAACAGCATCTATTTGAATGTTGGCTTGCGCTAATCTTATTACGGAAGAAACAAAATCAGAAGCAGCATCAATCGCCACATCAATAGATATGGTTACCCCTTTTGCAGCAGAAAATGGTATTTCAGCAAAAGAAGCAGCACCAAACATCAATTTTATTCCTTAGAATGTGATTGAGCCGGAACCTGTCCATTTATAGATACGGTATCCCCCTGAAACTGTAATTGTTGGTGATCCTGTGGTTGCTGTAGCTGCGGTGAAAGAATCAGCATAACGAATAATCACTATACCGGAACCGCCCTTACCACCACCAAACCCATCATTTGCCCCGCCGCCTCCACCACCAGTATTTGTACCACCATCAGTTAAACCAGAATTATTTGCATCCCCCCCATCTCCACCACCACCCCTCCCCCCTGTTCCCCCAGGATTAGTAGAATAAGAATTACCTCCTCCACCCCCTGCATAAGTTACAGAAGAACCAGAAATTGAAGATGATAAACCGTTCCCACCATTACCTATCGCACTGCCATTTGCGGGTGTCGTTCCAGCAGCGCCAGCACCACCGCCACCACCACCAGGATAATTTGGGGAATTATCGCGAGAACCGCCCCCATTATTACCTTCTGCTGGAGAATATCCCCCCTGATTACCTGCGCCACCAGCGCCAACAACATTGGAGCCACCGCCCCCACCAGACCCCCCGGCGGCGCCAGCAGAATTTCTACCACCACCACCGCCGCCAGTTGATGTTATTGTAGAAAAAAGAGAATTACTTCCTTTTGATGCAACCGTTGCTCCTTGATCTGACGGACCTCCGCTACCTCCCGCACCAACTGTTACTGTAATTGCACTTCCAGCAGTTACAGAAAAACCACTGGCTGTTCTAAATCCTCCGGCGCCTCCACCACCGCCACGATTGCCGCCACCGCCACCGCCACCAGCGACAACTAAATATTCAACCGCAGTCGGAGCGCCAGCAGCCGCAGAAGTTGATAAAAACATCTGCTGAATAGTCATCAGGTAACCCCAGCGCCAGAAATAACAAACGTGTTAGAAGCTACACACAACACAGTACAAATACCGCGCTGCGCCAAGGTTCTATTACCCGTTGTGGCGGTTCCCCCAAGATACATAGTTACGCTAGCGCCTTGGGTAATCGTCTGATTACTAGTGCTATTATTGTAAATACTAATCGCATCGCCAGCACTGAACACACTAGCAGGAACAGTAACACCGCCAGTAGTGATACTGATATGCTTACCAGCATCTCCAACAACCAATGTATAAGCAGAAGTCTGGGAGTTCTGTACAACAGTACGAACATCACCCTTACTATCCCGAATAGTGCCGTTTACATCCAAAGCCGTGCTTGGCGTTGCCGTACCAATACCCAACCGATTATTAGTATCATCCCAAAATAAATTCGCATTATCTTGTGAATAAACGCCAGACGCCCCAGCAAAAACAACAGAACCAGTTGTAAATGCTGTTGTTGTCCCAGTACCACCATTTGCGACTGGTAACGTCCCGCTAATATGTGTTGTTAAACCGATTTTACCATAAGATGGCGCAGTCCCAACACCGCCAGAAATGAGTGCATTCCCAGTGGCCACACCAGCCAACTTAGAGAGTGCCGTAGAGCCACTAGCATAAAGCAAATCACCAGTTGTGTATGATGATTGGCCCGTTCCGCCGTTAGCCGCAACCAGCGTACCAGCTAAAGTAATAGAACCATAAGAAGCGGTTGATGGCGTTAAACCAGTAGTACCACCATCAACAGATTGAACCGTTCTAGCAGCCGGTAAAGTAATAAAAACATCTTTTGTGCCAGCCGCAAAATTAACGGCATTTCCAGAATTACTGGAAGACAAAATAGTTGTACGGGCCAAAGTAGAAGGGGATGTAAATGTCCCAACTCCAACTTCCCAATTGGTCCCGCCTTGTTCAGCAATTGTATAATAAGTTGTGTCACTAGAAGACAGCACAGAAGAAAAGGCACGGAAGCCCGTAACCGCACCAGCTAGGGTAAAATTACCCGTTCCGGTACTGGTCGAAGTTTCTTTAACCCGATCAGCGATTACGAAAGCCATCTACGGAAACCCTATTCAAGAGTGATGTCTAATTCACCAGCGGGGACGCGCAAAACATCGCCATTCTCAATGGTGCGTGAAGTAGTTAGCTGCGAATAAGCCAACATATTACCAGATGTTGAAGCATCGAAAATCGCAGCGTAGGTAATCGTACCCCAAGAACCAGTCGCAGCATCAAACTCAATAGCGGAACCGTTGGTGCTGGCATTATTGGTTGTGGTCAAAGTGAGTTGCTTGCGGGCATACCCATTACCTGAAACTTCCGTACCACCACCGCCTTCACCTGGCGCAGAAGTAAACAACCCAAGATACAACGTAGCAGACGGCGAAGAAAAAGCCGTCCCACTGAACACATAAGCCATTATCTTGTTTTCAAGATAATTGGTGAAAGCATTTGTGGTCATTAACCTAGGCTCCTTGCCCTCATTCGCAGTGAACTTGTCGCCATCCGGCTCCGCTCATCGGATACCTTCAAATCTTCCAACAATTTAGCATGAATGGCACCCCATACCGCAATGCGGTTATCATCCTGCAAATAGGGCGCCGCCTGTAAAAGAGAGCCATACAAATAAATATCCGGCGAATCCGTCAGCAGCCAATTAGTCGTATTACCAGCGGAAAGAGCCGGTATCTTTGCGTAATACGTCAATTCGCCAGTGTAGGCAGACCCGCTATCCGGCCCTGGGATAACCTGAAACTGCTGGCCAATCTGGCTGTAGAAAATCGGCTTCCCACTGGTGGAATAAGCGCCCTTTAACACCGCTGCCTGATCTGGTGAAACAAACTCCATCACCGTAATTGGGTTGGTGTTCAACTGATACCGGATGCTTTCCAGCCAATCGCCAGGCATGGCGCTATATTCACTGTCCAGCGTAGCCGTCGCCCGCTCCACCATCTTCCTGTGGCGCAACACGCGGTTGAACTGCGCCTCCGCCATGGTAATGAAGTCAGGAATAACAGACGTTAGATCAGACCGATTAAGCCAGTCGCCTATACTTGTCTGCAACGTGCTGTAGTTGGTGATCGCCATAACTACTGATCCCTCGCTGCAAACGCATGGGCATTGGAAAACTCAAACACCCCCGAATGGCGCACATCCTGGCTAAGATCGTGGTCTATAAATACCTCAAACCCCATTTCCCGCGCGCCCCGGCAAAACCAAATGTCTTCGCCACTATATACACCATTTTGATAATGGATGTGAAACCAAGGCTTCGGCATCTTCTCGAAAACTTCAGCCCTGATCGCCATAAGGCCCATACCCACCGCTGCTACAGACTGAATCCCTGTATCATCCGGGCCGGAATATACCCGCTCTTGGGTTTCATCATCCGCAAACGCCACAGACCGCAAAGGCAACTTTCTTGTGCAGTAATTAGCGGCAATAATATCTTTGCCGGACATCAGCAACTTAAAGATCGCATCCTTCGGAAACCGCATATCCGCGTCAATAAACACGATATGCGTAGCCCCCGCATCCAAAGATGCCTGCGCCAGTTCCTGGCGCTGGTTTACAATCAACGTCCCCTGGTTCTGGAACAATAAAACCCGGTCATTGGTGGAAGCCGTATGGGCCGCCACACAGCGGGCAAGATCAAAGGCAAACCCGCTATCCACAACATCCCGGCAAGGGACACAGACTGAAATCGTATTCCGCATCAAACGCGCCCCGGCCTGGTGCGGAAATACATATTGTCCGGATCATTCAACCACTTCTTAAAGGCAACCGGATCATCCGCGATGCCCTTCATCTTTAAATCATAGTAAACGCTAAGCGGGATGGTCGCCACCTTGTTCCACTCGCCATAACGCCCATGGTCGCTATTCATCTCCGCCTTGTTTGCCTCCACAATAGCGGTAACGTCCTGGCGCTTCTCAATGAAAGCCGTATCCGTGGCATCATCATAATGCCAAACCGACTTGATCCCAGTTAGCGGGTCAATATCGAAAATCTTCTCAGTCATGCCTCACCCATGAAGTGGGGCTGGCAGTTACCCGCCAGCCCCTATCAAATTACGACGCGTTCAAGTCAGCAGCAATGCCGTGCGCGGCCTGCTGGCGAACCATGAGGCCATATTCGCAAAGCATCATGCGCTTTTCCGCATCGCCCGTCTTCGCCAGGTCCATCGTCTGGATCGGGCGGAGAATGGCGGTAGCCGCGTATTCCGGATCAAGCACGAACGCATCACGCTCACGCTGGAAGCGGTTAGGCACTACAGACACCGCACCAAAGTCAGACACATAAACGTCAGCAGCGCCGATAATCACAGTCGGGCGAGGGGTCGCCTGATTGTAACGGATTTCGGCAATGCCAGCGAAGCCAGAAACCGCCTGCTTGTTGAACGGGCCAACCATCAGGATTTTCGGCGTACCGCCCTGCGTCCACACCTTGGAAATGACATCCTTCAGGATGGTTTCCGTGAAAGTGCGCTGCGTACCATCAACGCGGGTGGCGTTCACAACACCGTTAGAAACGGTGGGGTCAGAACCGCCAGAGCCATAGTTGGTGTTGGTGCGCAGGAACGCGGGAAGGCCCGCAGTCTGGCGCGCAGTGGCGTTGTTACCAGCGTTGGCGGCCTTAGAGGCAAGCAACGTGGCTTCCATGTCGCGCTTCAGTTCTGCACCGTTCTTCGCCATCTGATAAGCGAGTTCCGAACGGCGACCAGCCTTGTCCACGCTCTCCAGGGTACCGGAGATCACAACCGTCTTGCGGCTGATCTGCGTGTAATTGCCCAGACGAGTGGTGGGGGTCACGGCATCGAAGGACGAAATATCATCGCCTTCAAGCGCCGCATTGGTGGTAGAAGCCGCCGCCAGGCTATCGGTCTGCCACTCAAAGAACGTGTTCTTCACGTTCACGCGGGCAGTGTTAGACTGGAACGGGGTTTCTTCCGGCGAAATGTTGTAGATCACATTCGCCAGGTCTTCACGGATGCCCTTGGCATCATAACGCGTGAAGGTATTGGTTACGATAGTCATAGCCTATTTCCTTTCAGAGCATCGCCGCCAAAACGCTGGCGGCATCGTTGACAGTCCCGGTTTTAGCGAGACGCTGCTTTGCACGGGTTACATCTGTAACGCTCTTGGTGCCAGGAACATTTACGGCGGAACCCGGCTTAACGGGCCTTGTCGCCACAGGCTGCGGCTTCACTGAAGACTGCGCCTTTCTGTTCCCCATGTCATACAGCATGGCTTTACGCAAAATCGCCACATGCTCGGCTTTGCTCAAAGAATTGATTTCAACGTCACTCAATCCCTGATCCGCAAGCCAACTACGCAACTGCTTTTTGCCTTCAGTGGCCACCTTCTCATCTTTCCATTCAGGAATGATTTCAGGAAGCCGCTGTGCTTGTTGAATAAGCAAAGCCTTCATTTGCTCGGTGGTTTGTTGCTCAAAAGCCTGACCAATCCTTTGTTGCTCGGCCTGAATAGCCGTCAACTTAGCATGGCGTTCCTCTTGAGCCTTCCGCCACTGACGCTCTAACTTGGTCGCCTGAATGGGGTCTTCATCATAAAGACGGTCCCAATCAGGTTGTTGATCCAGTTGTTGTTGCGCCTGCAACTGCTGCTGTAACGCGCCCAAAAGCGTCGCATACTGCGCCCGCTCTTGCCGGATGGCTTCAGCCTCTGCATGGAACGCCTTGCGCTCTTCCGCTAGTTGCTGTGTCTTCCGGCTATAGTCCGACTGCCGCGAATAACCACGGGCCAACTCGTCAAGCGTGACCTCGACTTCTTCGCCATTAACTTTAACCTTAATGGACTCAGGAAGCCTTTCTTGAGGTTGCTCTTCTTGCTGGTCGCTATCCTCACTTTCATCGGTTTCCTCAACAGTATCTTCGGATTGCACCGCTTCCTCTGTCTCGGTGCCTTCGGCTTGCGCCTCGGGCTGCTGCGCCTCACCGTCCTGGATGTCACCTTCATCGGTGGCCAGAATATCGGCTATGGCATCTTGTGCCTGGTGAATTCCGATCCCGCCTTCAGCGGGGGTGCCGGATGTTACAGACATCAAATCTTCCTTTTCTAATATCGCTTCTCAGCGAGTGACGCGGCCACTTTTCCACTATCAATAGCGGCTTGAAGCGCCCGCAAAAACTCATGCAAACCACGCATTGTGGCATGGATATACTTCTGATCTGCTTCAAACTTGGCGTTACGCCACTGTTCAAACAAATCCTTTTCAACCACTTCCACCGCTGCCTTCAGCGTCGGGTCATTCATCAACCGCAGGGCATCATTCCCTGCGGCAATCTGTGAAGCCAAATCAGACAATTGGGCCACCCATTCCGCCAGGCGCCATGTTAGCGCCCATTACTTGCGGGGGCGCCATCATCTGCTGGCGCTGCATTGCCTGCTGGCGCATCATTTCGCGGTCCCGCTCCATATTGGCGCGGATCGCCGCCACATCAATCTGCGCGCCATAACGGGCCTGCATTTCCGCAATCTTCACCATCAAGTCAGCCTCAAACTGATCGCGTTGCAAATCATCCTTTCGGATCATCTCTTCACGCTTCAAATCTAGTTCTGCCGCCTTCTTCTGAATATCCGCCTGGATTGCCGCCATCTGCGCCTGGGCTAGCATTTCTTCCGGCGAAGGCTTTGGCGGTTGCGGCGGCTGCGGTGGCATCATGGCCGGATCGCTGAAGAACTGATCCGCGTCCTTAAAGCCAGACAACGCCAAAATCTGCGCCAGCGTATTACGGTACTGAGAAAGGCTTACCAACGGATTATTCATACCCGCTAATTGCAAAATCTGCTCTTGTTTCGCCAAAACCGTAGTAAGAACCTGAACCTTTTCCTGATCCGTGCCGCCGCCAAGCGCCACATTAACAACCACATCCATATTGGCATCCCAGCCTCGCGGATCAATCGGAACAAACTGCCCGCGCAGCCGAACCATGCGATTAGGACGCTGGTTCTGGATCGCCAACCGCAGCAAACCACCAAACAGGCGCTTCATGCCCGTTTCGGCAAAGATACGCGCAATCAACTCCATGCGCTGTTGGGCCGCCGAAACCGTAGCAGCCACCGCAGCCTTGGTGGAAGATTGCAGCGAATCAGCCGCCAAACCAGAAGCAGCCTTGGTGATACCTGTGCGGTTCTCCCGCATTTCATCCATGTAAGCCAGCATTGGGAACGCCTGCTGACCAACAAACGGCATAGCGAAAGGTTGCACCATACCAGGGGCGCGCATACGAATGACGCCACCAACTTCAGTATTCAACACATCATCCATATTGGCCTGGCCTTCAACCACGCCAACCCGCGGGTGGATCGCCAACGCCAAACTGTCCAACATATTGCGCTGGATATTCGACTTAATCCGTTGAATATCCATAACCTGATCCGCCACAGACATACCAAA